GACATTCTCATCTTCAAGGTGTTGGAGAATCATTGTGTCCATGTATGGACCTGGTGGTAGTTCTCCGTAGTACTTCTTAATAGAGCGAGCATCAAACTTTACGTTATGTCCTACCTTGATGAGGTCACTAAAGAAAATTGGGCGCAACGCCTCAAAGACCTCTGAACGAGACAGTTGTGGTGGTGCAGGCGAATACTCTCCAGGAATGACGTACTTAGCCTTAGCCATAGACTCGTTGCCGTTTTCTAGCAACTTACGATAACCAGTTGGTGGAATGGTTGTACCATCGCCCCGTTGTTCAGGAACAATAATGTCTCCTAATTTGTGGCCCATTGGTATTGCCCATGAGTGCCCTGCCGTAGCAATGCTGATCCAAAACACCTCATTACGAAGAGGGTCTAGGGCTAAGTCTTTTAAGTACCTAGAACGAATTGTTTCCGTTGAACTAGCAATTATGGCGCTCCCTGGGTTCTTGAGAGTTGCAATGTGTTCCTTACACTCTTTTTCAAAAAGTTTAAGAAAATCATCATGCCTCTCAAGAACCCCACGGGATTCCACGTCAAAAGCAAACTCTCCTGCTTTTGTTACTACTTCTACAAGGGTTGTCAACTGCTCTACGGTGTGCACCGTATGACGCATGTTAACTACCTAGCGTCAAGCAGTTCAGTAGCAACTTCCAACAAGTCAGAGCGTGTTGGGATTTGGATGATGCTTGGGTCATAGGCGTTGTTTACCAAGACCTTCATACCGTCCTCTGTGATTGGAGTAAGTTTCCACTCTTCAAGGTCACGCTCACGAACCATCTGCAAGATGGTCTGTGTCTGTGCTCCCTTGCCAGTCTTGGAAACTGCCCAGTAATGCTTAGACAGTGGTCCTTGACGTGGGTCAAGATGGAAGTTCTTCAACTGGTCAATCAACCGAACACCAACCTCAAACGACTTAACGACTGAGTCTTCTCCATTTGCAAGCAACGCAATGTTGAATGCAAACTTGGTGCTTGGGCGATTACCTGCATCACATAGCGGGCAACCATTTGGGTCATCGTGCAAGCAAACAAATGACTTTTGGCCTTGACGACCATCAATCCAGTGTGTGCGAAATGAAGCGTATGGCTCATCTTCAAGAAACTTAATTACTTGTGTTTCCTCAAGAACCTTAAAACGCTGTGCGTAAGGTGATGCTGCTTCTTGAACACGATCTGCTGCACCCCAACCACGCTTAATGGTTCGGGCTGTTGCAACTCCTGTGCTGGCTGGTTCAAAACCAGTATCGGGCTTTGCCGTTACTGCTGGTTTTTCTGTAGGTGCCGTAGGAGTTGCAAACTCCTGTTCGTCATCTTCGTAATCATCATAGCGGTTCGTTGTCATGTGTACTTTCTCTGCTTTCTGTTGTTTGTTTTTTACTTAGTCCATTGTTCTTTAATGTGCTTTTTAAAACCTGCCCAGTTTGCTTTATTGGGTTGGGGATTATCCAAACCAAAATGCTGTACTGAGTAGATAAGTAACTCTACCTGCTTTCTGCTGTAAAGTCTACGACCCTTAGCAGTTTTTCCTGGAAGTTGTTGACCATAAGGTGCAGGTGCCCTAAAGGTCGCTGTCGGGATAAATCCCTTTGTTTCCCAAGATCTTATAGTTACCGCTTTGCGATTTAACGCTTTGGCAACCTCCCCCACCGTGTAAAAAGTTTGCTCTTCACCACGAATAGAATAGACAATAGGGTGCAACAAAGAAAAAGGATCTTCAATCCTTGTTGGCTTTCGCTTTTTCCTGTTTTTCGGAGGAGTTTTGCCAGGGTAATCATTTAAACTTTCAGAGCCCATGTTTCTTTCTCTACGTAAAAAGTCTTAATTGTTTCTTGGATGGCATCATTGTTCCACGCAAGACCAAGAAGTTTATCCTCACTGAGGACTTCAACAATTTCCCTCACAGTTTCCCAGTGACCATTCTGTTTTGCCCATGCCTCAGCAGCACTAGAATTAAACGACTTAGAAATCCTACGCTCACGCTTAAATTCTAAGTCACCCATATCAATCCAAAGGTTTCCCTTTTCGTCAGGCTGTCCATAGGTTACCAACATCTGTGTCAAATCAGCCTTTAAAGCATCAACACGTTTCTGAGTCATTTCCAACATGTGTTTATGATTTTTATACTCATCCACAAGCATGCGGGTGTGCTGTTTATCAAAATCTGATGCTGGTGTTTCCCTTACAATTTGTGCCATGTTATACCTCCTTGTGTCGTAGGAACTCTGAAAGAGCGCCTAAGTTTAATTGAAAACTTCCCTTGTTATCGTAACCACCATCAATAAATGCTTTATTGATTCCTCGTTTTTCCTGCAACATTTCGTATTGCCTCTCTTCAATGCTACCTTTCATAACGAAGGAGACCACATTAACGTGTGGAAACTCAGATGACAACCTAATGATTCTGGCTTCTCGTTGGTCTAGTTTGCCAGCACTCCATGGAAGGTCATAGGAGATAAGGTAATTGGCAATTGGTAGGTCAACACCATAGCCACCTGCATCTGAGGAAAGAAATAGCCTGGTGTTTGGGTCGGTGGAAAACTCTTGTTTAGCCTTATCCCTATCCATCATGTCCATACCCCCCATAAATAGAACACTACGGGTGGTTGCTTTAGTTGCTTCTTGAATAAGGCGCAAATTGTTTTTAAAGAAAGAAAACAAAACAACTTTGTTCTTAGGATTTTCTTCTAAGACATCTGTAATGTACTGAACTACTGCATCAAGTTTAGGAGTATTAAAGTTATCTTGGATCAACCCTTGTGCTACTACTTGTGAAGCATGCTTGCTGCCTTGAGTGTTGCCGTCATCTAGGTACATTTCTGCAGACAACTTTACAAGCGCTGGGTTGTCACAGAACATACGTAGAGTAGTTAAGCGAGACATAATATCTCCCTGTGCTTCCATGTTTTTATTGTTGCCGTAGTAATGGGCCCATAAATCAAAACCACGACCATGCTCAGTCATTGCTTTTTGAATAGCAGTCAATAGGTCTTCTGCTAACCTTCGGTAGGTTACTGCACCAAAGGAATCAAAAGGAACTGGAACTACTTGCTGAATTACTACAGGTAATTGGTCAGCAATATCCTCACGAGTTTTACGGATCATTACATTTTCCATGCTGGTGTGTAATGACTTTAAATTTCTGTACCGTTTTGGTTTACCAAAGTGGTCACGCTCAATGAATGTCCTGTCAAACACTTCAAACTTTCCAAGGATAGTTGGGTCAACAAACTCCATAATGGAGAACAACTCTTCTGGACGGTTCTCAATTGGTTGACCTGTTAGGGCAAACCTATAGTGGTATTTCTTTCCAAGGCGTTTGATTAGCCGTGAGCGCTTTGCTCTTGGGGTCTTAATCATGGTTGCTTCATCTACAACAATTGCATCAAACTTATGCTTTTCGTAGGAAGCAATGTCATTGGCAAGAGACTCAGGGTTGACAATAACGTACTGAGCACTTATGGCTGTTCTCCATAGTTTCTTCCTTGCAGCAATACCACCGTCAATAACAACACACGATGAGTCTGTAAACTTCTCAATCTCTCGTTTCCATTGGTACTTCAAAGAAGACGGTACGACAATAAGTGTTTTACAAACCTCACCCATCACTTGCAAGTTTTCAATAGTTGCAATCGTAGTAATAGTCTTACCAGCACCCATCACAAGGGCCAAGAGCATTTGACCACGGTCAACCATCTGTTCCGTGGCTTCTTCTTGAAAGGGGTATAACTTGCCCTTAAACATCAAGCCACCAGGGGAATACTGAGGCTTGGCTAACTGCTGTAATTATTTGTGCGTGTGTCATTTCACCGATATCTTTTGCGTCCGTGTGTGCGTAGTGTAACCAGTTTACACCATGCCTGAATGCAGGTAACGCTTTTTGTAGTTTTTGGGCTGCAGAAATACCAGCAGAATCATTATCTAAAGCAATAATTAAACCGTCAAAGTGCTCTACAAGTAACCGTATCTGTTGTTTACTGATGTGAGCACCATAGGAAGCGACACCACACACCCCAGAAACTACCGTAGCCAAACGTGCTGCATCCAAAGGTGACTCTACAAGTACACCAATCGTGCAATCTGCCTTATCAATACCAAACAATGTTTCAGACTTCTTTACACCGATGGGATAGTTACGAACCTGTGATGGTTGTTTTTCTTGCCAACCCAACAACTCCCCCATAGGTGACACGATAGGTAAAATCCAAGCCTGCTTACCTTCATCAAACCTAATGCCATATTTTCGTGCCGAATCTCGGTCAATGCCCCGTGTGAACAACCACTCGTCTGAAGGTGCGGGGAAAGAACTAAAAGACTTCCAATCAACTGTTGGCTTCTTTTCAAGGGGTGCAGTTGAGTTGAGCCTTTCTAAACCCTTAGCCACAATAAAGGAGTGCACAGCAACAATAGAGTCAGACTCCCCAGTCAACTCAGAAACAAGTGAGGACAATGTCCCCTTAGCGCCACAGGAATAGCACAACCATAAACCTGTGTGGGCATTCATAGACCACGAGGGTGATGCATCCTCCTTACCAACACGATTAAAGTGCACTGGGCAACGTGCAGAAATTTCGTTCTCACCGATACGCCGAACGTCCACACCTAAGTGCTGTAGCACATGTGCTACGTCAGTAATACCAGTTGTCTCGGTCATCATCTTTATCATCCCCTTCTTCTCCCACTTCTGTAAAGTCCATGTTTGCCCAATCCCAGTTGATCCTAATTTCGCCAAGTGGTGCTGAACGAGCAAGGACGACACGAATGATTCCCTGATTCTCAATGTCAGGGTCAGACTCAACAGCAAGCACAAGGTCGGAGTCTTGGGCAAATGAAGAGGTGTAGCCAATAGAGTCTGCGGTTACCCTCCTGGACTTCTTGTTACCCAACTTCCAAGACAAGACTTGAGTAGTACCTACAACAGGAATATCTTGGTTTTGGGCAAGGCGCTTTAATGCACGGGTGATATTGGTGAGCGCCTGTGGACTACCTTTGGGCTCTCCTTGCTCATCGTCCATCAAGTACACACCGTCAATAAACAGAATGTCAGGTTGGTATTCCCGTACCTTTGCCGTAAGTGCGCTAACGGTCGTAACAGATGCGGTGTCCTCGGTAATTACAAAAGGATGCATGTTCTTACGCATACGCAAGGTTTCACGAACCTTTTCAAACTCTTGGTCAGATAATGACGCACGCAGAATATTGCTATATGGAACCTTAGCAACAATTGCGTCATAACGTGCTGCTTGCTCTTCGGCTGACATTTCAAAAGATACAAACAGTGGGCGCTTACCATGAATGTGTGCAGCATTAGCCATCATCAAAGTCATCAACGACTTACCCTTTTTGGCCTCACCAACAAAAGTAATCAACTGCTGAGGGCGGAGACCAGAAGTAATCCTGTCAAGACCTTGGATACCCGTAGGGATTCCACGAATAGCATTTGGCATTTTACGAAGTTCATCGTATTTGTCAACACGCTCTTCCCAAGTCTCAATTAAGTTGACATCTCGCAAGCGAGCAACATCAGCCCCAGCCTTCTGAACACCAGCCGCTAATATTTTAAATGCTTCAGTGGTATCCCCACTTTGGATGGAAGGCATTGCCGCAGACATCGCTTCAACCAAGTTGCGATGGCGATATGTCGCATAGATTTCTGTAACAAGTGCGCTAAACGGTTCACCTTTAGCATCAAGAAACTTAATATCACCAAACTCTTGCTTGATAGCACGGGTGGTCGGAACCTCACCATGCTCCCTCCAAAAAGAAACCAACCATTCCCAAACAATTGCCCACTCGGAAGTAAAGTGATGTGCTTTAACCCCATGCTTCATGGAGTACGAAAGGTCTTGCTCCTGAACTACTTTGCTAATTAATAGTTGTTCTGCACTAGCCATCAGAGAGACCATGCGGTGTTCGTAGACACCACGGTTGCACGCATACCAATCACCTTCGCCTGTTCTTGATCTGCTGTGTATATCTTTGTAATACCCCTATTGAATTGCAATTCAAAAGCAAGGTCATTAATGTTATCAAATGAAACCACGTTCGTAGATATTCCCTTCTTTAATAGCCACCTGTCTACTGCTTCCGCAAAGCCAGGGGGGAGCAGTGTATACACCTCCGTACCAACACCCAACCTGTGGATTGAATCACTTAGATGTTTAACAGGCAGTGTGTTTGTCTGCCACATCTTAAGATACGCATCCCACTTCTCACTTTTTAATAAATAACTAGCCTTAATTTTTTCAAGTTTTCCTGTTGGCTCAGAGGCAAGCACTCCCTCAAACATTGTTGCCTGCACACGAGGAGCATAGGAAGCAAGATCATTACCCTGCATGTTGTGTGACTCGGTAATCCTTTCCTTCAAACGGAATCTGTAATGTAGCATCTTGCAAAATAGATGCAAGTCGTGGGCCGTAATTAACGCCGATAGAAGCAATACTCATTTCAGAGGTAACAATCGTAATCAACTTCTGTTCGTATCGGCTATTGAGCAAAGAAGAAACAGCGTTCTTAGTAAAGTCTGTTTTCTTCTCCCCACCAAGACCGTCTAGAACAACAATGTCAAAGACTGAGTTGATGTACTTCAGCAAGTACGGGTCACCATACTCGTCAGGGAGTTCCCCGTCAGAACGCAGTTCATCGTAGGTTGCCGCAATAAACTTCTCAGCGGTGATAAAGAAACCACCCAACTGATGCTTGTGTAACAACTCAGAAAGAAGCGCTGCTGCTAAATGGGTCTTCCCTGTTCCTGTAGCACCACAGAAATATAAACCTTCGCCGCTCTCTAGGTTTTCTTTGATGTTGGATGCCCATCCACGAATGGCTTGGGTAACACCCCAACTACCAACCTCATCATCGTAAGAGTCAATCGTTTTATCTAGGTACCTTTTTGGAATGTGAGCATTACTTACCCGCTCTTTTGGTGAACGGTTTCGCCAGTATCGTGGTCCATGCCAATCAGTCATGTAGGTACTTCTCCAATCGTGGGTCAAACTTAACCTGCTCAGAATCTACGGGAAGAATATCGGAAGTAATCCGTTTAAACAACCCTCCACGGCGACGAACAAATGCGAGCCAAGGAACTTCTTGATTTGTTAATGGCGTGCGCTTAATGTCTTCTGCAAACAAATCAATCATGCGGTAGATCTGATCAGTTGTTACCGATTTAGATAACATCTCTTTAAAAACCTTCATCAGAGCAGGTCCGTTTACAGGGGCGTTCAGCGTCATGTTTGTACTTGTAGTGACATCACGAAAATAACGCAGTACGTGGGTCAGTCCCGTTTTGTTCTTACTAGGGACAACTTGTGTGGGTTCATCCGCTCCTATCGGAGTGACATCCCAATCATCATTTTTCTTTTGGCGTGTAATGGGCAACCCTCACTTTTTTACCATCGGCTACGGGTTCCTCTGACAGTTCCCTGCCTTTAACTGTCCTGCCTTTTTCATCTAGGACTTGGACCTCGTGGTCCCACATCCATTTCATAGTTCGTTTCATAAATAACCTTTCTATTGGGGAGTTTTTAACTGACGTTGCCATCTAGGGTCTGACAAGAATAAAGCATCTTTCTTTTTCCTTTTCTGCTTCCCCTCTAGGTTAAGATTAATCTCTCTAGATTGGGTGTCAGCAGTGACACCCTCCGAGGGTGTCCCCAGTGACACCCCGCTAGTGTCACCAGTGACACTACTAATGGTGTCTCCAGTGACACTACTCCGAGTAATTGGGTTGTTGAAATCAACCCGATAAAGGTTTGTCATGTTCCTACCCGTCCTACTCTTTCGGACAGTCTTGATAACCGCCCCAGATGCTTCAATGCGGTTCATTGCCCGAATAACAGTCCTGCGGTCATAACCTGTTAGTTCTGCTAGGTGATCGTAGGACGTAGTGATTTCTTGCCGATCACCACTCATGTAGGTCAGGGCGTGGATTAGTACACACAGAGCCACCGCATCTTGACCTAGGTATTCCAAGACCCATCGTGGTACTGGTATGAATTGCCCATTTAACTTCGCCATATTTGCTTCCTTCTATTTGTCATGTTATAGTTCTTGTACGGGGTTCCCCTTCGCCCCCAGCCTTGCCTGCGTTTACGCAGGTGGATATGGCGCTTGTGGTAAGGGTGCTGGTGATTTCCCCTTCTTTGATCCAGCACCCCCCACGAGTTAATTCAAGAGGTTCTGTAAGGTTTTGATAGGTATGGCTCTTGCTTCCATAGAACCATCCACAAAGGTAACCACCAGTTGGACCATTGAGATCAGCCCTAAGTCCTCCTCAGAGAAAAGGGGTACTGGGATACCCAAATCCCTTTTGAGCGCATCCTGGGGGCTCCTAGGGGCCTCTACGGGCTCGTTAGCGTTGGGCTCATCGTCAGTTACCCAGATAGGCACCAAACCATTAGTCAAGTCCTGCAGCATCATCCCAAGCCTGTCTCCCTCAAAGATAATACTTTGGGTCATTTGGGTAGGGTTTTCTTGTTCGTCTGCGTCAAACAGTACAAGGATATGGGCTTTAGAGTTGATCTTCAGGGTGTCCAAGATCAAATCGTCTACTGCTATGACATTGGTAGCCGCTTGCATAATGGTGGGGTGCACCCTGCCCGAAGCAAAGTAAACAGTAAAGTCCGCACCGTAGTCCACTAACCAATCCAATACCCGTGCTTGACCAGCAGTGGGCCTACCCGACCACATGTAGTGGAACTTTGCACCCTCTTTGACATCTCCCAAACCCGCTTCAATTACGTTTGCTGGAGCATTCCCCGTACCACCAATAATGTATTCCATGTTGTTTCCTGTTCTTGGTATTGTTATTTGACTACTCGCCTACTTAACATGTCCCCTAAGAGGGTGAGTAAGCGTAGCAGAGAGTGTACTGTTCCTGCAAGGCTGGCTACTGCTAATCCTGTAATCCAACGATCAGGGAAATGTAAGATAAAAGTAGAGCCATAAGCCAAGACCACACCAAACAAAACTTTAACCCAAGGCATTGCTTCACGTGGGGAAAGTGCGTCTGCAATTTGAACCAGTTTGTATACGGCTAATGCACAAATTAAGTAATTCATCACGTCTTTCCAGGAATCCAATCAAATTGTATTGTGTAATCAATGTTGGTATCAAGCAACATTGTTACAGGTAATAGTTGAGGTAGCAACCTAGTTATTGCATTATTTACTTTTTTCTTGTTTGTAGAATAAACGGAGTAAGAAGCATACGTGCTCCCTGACCAAGCGTGGTCAGAGAAATTGTCTTGGTAAACAAAACCACCAAAATCTGAAGAGCCGTTAAAGAACTCACCATACTTCCCAGGTTCTACCATCCATTGAGATACCGTGGTACTTTCACCTGGTTGGAGTGAAAAAATCATTACAGGGTACCGTGTTGTTGTTGTTGCCAGCACTGGCATTTTTATAACCAAACGGGAACTTGGTGTAAGTTCTTCAGATATACCACTTTCCTCAAGTTGAGACTCAGTATTCCAAGTTGTCCATGAGGCTGATGCTGACCATTGTGCACCATGGATAATGCCATCACCAACTACTTTGGCAGATGACCAGTACTCTACATCGGCTGCTACGGGAACTTCTACTAAAGAAGTTAAGGCAAACTGCACTGATGCCGAATCGGTATTAGTTACAATTAAGTTTTCACCAGATTTGGTAAAAGTGCAGGAGGCACTAGAGGAACTAAATTCCCACTTCTTAGTGCCAGACTCAACAACAAACAAAGAGTCAGCAACTAAGTTTGCTTTCTCAGCGTAGACACGAAAAGTGTATCTGGGTGAAACTGGTGACTCAACTACATCCACTTGGCAACCACTTAATGCGGTCATGTATTGTTTAATTGAACTGATTGTTCCCTTTTGTTGTCGGTAATAACCGATGTCTTGAAGTATTTGACGAAGGCGGGATGTTCCAATTTCTTTAGAAGTAACCTCCAAAGCAAACATATCAGCCAAGGCATCAATAGATTGGGATTCATTTACCGATGGGTCATACTGTGTCATTACGCTATTTATTAAAGTTCTTGTTTTATCTAATTCAAAACTAAAGATACTTAAAAATCTAGATAATTGTCCACGACCTAAACCACTTGGGTCTAGATTTGCGCCAGCAGTGTCACCAACCCGATATTGTGCTGGGATTCTGTTCCAAAGTTGATCATATGAACCATAGTTTTTTGGAATAAGTTCCTGTAATGTGGTCATTCTTTCGTACCAATTTACTCCTGTAATTCCTGCTCCATTTTGATTCCAATGGATAAACAAAGAATAATAAGCCCAAGTTTCTATACTATTTGTAGATAAACCTGTATGTTCAAATGCATAGTCAATATCAAAATACTTTTGCGTTTTTATGATTATTCCGTCTGCAACCGTTTCAGGAAACCCCGTAGGAGAATACACAATGACTATTTCAAACGGTTTTGTTTCTCCTTCTAAAATATTTAATTTATCTGTTAATGCTATTTCTGTCCAGTCTAATTTAACAGTGTCATAATCTGTAGCAGTTGCTGAAAAGGTAACAGTAGTTGTTAATTCAGCAACGGCTGCTACAAACGCATCTGCCCTTAGTGCAAAGTCTGAATCTAGACGTGTTAACCCTGGAGGTGCGGTGGTTTCATCACCACGCACATACGAACCAAATGGGTTTGCATCGGGACTAGCAACAAGGTCTACACGCCTTAATTTAAAGGAGGAGTATGCCATTGCCTATACAACTCCACCACTTGAAGTAATGCTTAATTCTGAAAGCAAGAGCAAATTATTATCTCCTGCTTTAACACCCTTGACTACAGGGCTTAGGCCAACAGTGTCAATTACTGAAGAACTACCAGTAGTAAACCTATCTACGGTTACATAATCTACACCTGGAACATCTATGATGGCCCTATACAGGGTGCCTAGAGATATGGTTTGCCCAAAAGTAACAGCATCAAAACTAAACAAAGATTTAATGGCAAGCGTAATTGCGTCTTCAACGCTTGCTTGTACTGATGTAGCCAAGACATTTACAGTAATACTTACTTTGACAAGATCTAAGGCAACGCTTGGCATAACTACTGTGTTGACACCAACCATTTGGCGTGGCTCAATATATGAGTAAATACCATCTCGGTAGTCAGTTTCAAGACTTAATGGGCTAGTTGTGGCGCTGGTTGCTAAAGTGCCATCGTAGGTTGCTTGAGCACCTAGTGCATAAATCTTTACTTGTGCATTTTGGTAAGTTGCAGAAGAGGATACAGATGCAGACGTAATGTTGGCTACGTTTAGGTCATACAACAATGTAGACCCAGTAGACCCTGTCTTAACAATAAAAGTCCCATCAAAAATATCATCAACATCAAATACTGCAATAGTTTCACCGACAGATAAACCATGAGCGGTGTTTGTAGTCATTGTGGCTACGCTGGCACTTACGGATTTGTTTGTAATGTACCCAGTTTTAGCAACTGCTCCTGTTACCACGCTTGCGTTTGCTTTAATAATGCCAGGGACACGTAAAGTTAAATCACGGTAATCTTGGATAGATACAGCACGATCTTGTGATCGGAATGATGCAGGTATGTTTACTTGTAGCGAGTTAATGGTTTCACTATTTGTTCCACCGCTTGCTGCAAAGGTGTTTGGGGTAATATCAATACCATCATAAGGGGGGCCAAAAGCATTGGTTAATGACTCAAATTCAGTAATTGAGTTAGCATCAACATTTCCTGCAGAGCCACGAGACCTGCGATAACTTATTGTTATTACAGCATTTGTCGTTGGTATTTTTCCGTAAACACCATTACCAAAAACTACAGTAGAAGTGT